GTGCACTGCACCTACCCCCAAGGCGGAACCCCCGATAAGGGGCGTGGGATTTGAGCAACAAGTGGCAGTAAGGGCATCCTTTAACCTAGGATGATCCCTATGCCTCAATGGGGCTCACACCCACTTATCCGCTACAAGGGAGGAAGTATACCCCCTAGGGCTAATAGCCCATACCCGCCATGTTCAGACGGGAATCCAACGGCGTTTCAATGTGGCGGCGCCGTGCCGCACGGAACGCTTGAGTGGCTGTTTATCTCTAATCTCAGTTAGATCTTTTAATTTGTCTAACTTGGAAAGAGATTTACTCAGCGCGGCAAAGCCATCCAAAGGATCAATTAAATACTTTGGAGATGGTACCCAAGTACGAATTTCTCGGACTTGCGTGAAAATCGACCTCCGAATTACCGAAGGAGGATTGATACCATAAAATTCTTTGCCTAATCCACCGGAATTTTCAGGTAAGTGTGGGAGAAATCCCACAATTCCTTCTATATGTTTAAACATATAGTCGGAAGCTTGGAAAAAACCTTGTTTGTACAAGGCATTCGCCGTAGCAACCCACCCGATTATCTCCGATGAATCCCGTAAGTTTTCGGGTGGACGTCTAGTGATATAGATAGGTGTTACTTCTATACCACCATATGCGTCCACTCCGCAAGACTCGCGGAATAATCCACGATAAAAAGTCTTACGGGTATTTACCTTGCAGTTAAATCTCTGCAGGTAATCGAAAACTACTGTCGCATCGTCAGATGGAACGATTAAATCGTCGCCATAGACGTAGACGTCGGCAGAAACGTTTTCAATGCTTCTGCGACTTACAGGGAGATCTCTTTTATCCAGAAGGGCTAATACACTTAAAGTGTAGAAGTACATAGCCTCGACTGGAAAACAGAGAGCATTACCCATAGAGGCGAACTTTTGGAGGTGGACTATACGTCCATCCTTCAAAACTGCCTTCGTTGATCGACAACTATCAATGGCATCCCTTATTACTGGATTTCCATTGAACATTTCAAGAGCCAGAGATCGCGGAACGCGATCACTAGCATCCTTGAGATCGATTGTTGCCAATCGACCGTCGATCGATGACGCCATAGCCAATCTCTGATTAACGCTCTGGTCAGCAAAATTAATGTGACCTCGCGTCAGAGAATCGGATTCGAGAACACTATAAAGTTGATCTCGAATTCCTTGTTGTGCAAATTGCATACAGCAAGGTTCGATAGCTATGGTACGGGGTGATTTCAATGTCTTCGGTACTTGAACTACCCTCGACGGGAGTTCCTCTTCCGGAGAAGCGATCTTAACTTTCTTGAATTCCTCATAGTACGGAGTAGCTGATCCAATTGATATCGGATAGCCCACCCCAACGAGAGGAAAATAAGGTTCAAGACGATCGCACCAATAATCCCAGCGGTATTTCCCGTTAGGGGAACACCGCTCGGCTGTATTGCCGGGACCATGCTTTGGAACCATTGTGTTAATATCCATCCGGATAGTAACACGATTCCAAAGTAAAAACGATACTTCACGAAATCGTGAAACATCGGATTCCGGGATCTGGAGGTCATTGAATTCAAGCTCAGTTTGGACGAATCCTTCAAGAGCCTTGCGCTCCCTCGAGGGAGTGCAGGGAAGCTTCGTTTTCTTAAACGTGAGGCAAATCTGCCTAACGCTTCGGATAATCGTAGCGATCTTTTGGGGGTTTTCATTCAAAATTCTCCCTGTCTCTTTATCAAAAATACGACCGAGCATGTCTTGCAGAAATGCAGGAATTGCTCCACTTTTTCGAAAATATCGAAAGAGTGATGGGTCGACCTGGCCAAGTTCTAGAGATCTTTCGAAATCTGAACAAAAGTCAGGTAGGGTTATAGTTAAAAACGATAGCCCTTGTTTTTGAACGCGGGATCGTATAGTTAAAAGATCCCGCTTGGAGACCTTCGCGACGCAATGCAGACACGCATCTATATAGATGCGCCTTGCCAATTCTAGAAAGTCACTTACGTTGCTTTTCATTGGCAACTCCCATCTCTGGGGGTATGTCAAATCAAGCTACGAGTCTTTCCTAGGATAGGAATATCCGTAACAATCTAAACACTGACAATGGTTTGTTGTAGGTTACCTGGTGGCTGGAACCCTAGGGTTCTCAGATGCTTGGTTCACATCTTCAACAGCTAACTGGAAATGTTCGAAAAGAGATGCTAGAACGGAGCCAGAAACAACGGCTACGAACTGCTTCATTTTCTTCTTTCCAGACACCTTATCATTGGAAGCGATGATTTGCATTCCAACGCCGGCACTCCGAAGTACATCCGTAAGGATGTCTTTAGATGTTAACGTTTTCATCAAACGTGTAGACCTCCTTCCTGATATTCGCTGATCTTAGATCAAGCGAATCAGAGATAGGGGCAATCGCCAACTGCCGACAGATTTCTCTGTCGAGCATTTGATGAGCGGAGATCAAATCACCTAACGTCCAGTTAGAGAAGTGATCGCGCAAATTTTGGAGAAGATCGTCGATTTGCATCAACTTTCACCTCCAAAAATCTTGCCAACCATTGTACTGTCAAACCAAGTCTTAAATCCTGTCCAATTTTGATCGATCTGTGTTTGGGTAAACCCAACCAACGGTCTATCTAATTGAACCGACCACGAGACGGTTTCAGCGTACTGTTCCGCAGTAAAGGGATCAGTCGCCGTAGCCATCTGTGTAAACGTAACAAGAGAGACTGTTCTTTGTCTCTTGTTCTTTGTTACGTCGCGATGTTTTACTTCGAGGAAATAAGTTCTATCAGATTTCTGATAGTTGGTCGTCCGCTGGTTATTACCAGTGGTTGTAGAAACACGGGGCATAGATTGAGCCACCGCGTTGACAGTGATAGATTGGGGATCGGAAAGAGCCATAGCTGACCTCCAGTAGAATTGTGAAACTGGATGTTAACATGGTGCCACGTCCCAGCGGTACGTATAGCCTAAGCACCACGCGAAACATATCCTGCGCCACTTCGGCTAATGCCGATAGCTGCCAGAATGCTAGCCTGCCTTAGAGATATACTATTCCAAGGCACGTTAAAACCGTAAGGGCTATCTGCTACTTCCCTCTGTTTCAACAGAAGTCTTCGTTGAAACTGGACGGTATGCGGATTATTGAAGTAATTGAGAAATGACGTTTTTGTCATAGTTCTCTCTTCAGTTCTGCATACGTAGAGATAGCGGGCTGTGATGCCATCTTCGACAAAGTCGTTGATACGATCGATATACCGGCCAAAGCCGGTAAACCAATCGACGCACCACGTCCAAGGAATCAATTTGTAGACTACAGAAGGATTGATGCGGGCGCCATACTGTGTTAACGCACGGCGTAGTGTCATGAGCCCAGAATCAAAATCTGGATCATTAGCATCAAACTCCGGACGGTAAAACATGAAAGATCCTACGGCCCAGACCGTCTTTTTGACGATTTTCTGGAAATCGCAGTGACCTCGAATGAGATTACCATCCAAGGAATATGAACGACACATCGGAACATTGAACCAATCAAGTACTCCCGAATTAGGGATAGTACCTGACGAGTAAAATCTCTGAAGTGGACTCACTTCCTCAGTAGTCTCCAACACTCTACGCTTCTTCACCCATCTCCTATTGTCTCGTACAGTACGAGAAATGAAGTTGGAGGAGTCTTCCCAAGCTTTTAAAAGCTTTTGGAGATCTCCGATGAAGGGCGCCCAGCCGAACTGCTCGTTGACGAACGAATCGGCAACGTTACGAGGTGCCATGAAAGTGGTTGAATACCCACCACCAAATGACCTCCACGCGTTGTGGAAGAAATTAGCGGTTTGTTCCAACATTCCAGGCAGATCACGCAACTCATAAATGAATTGAGAAGCGTTCCATGCTGGGACTGTAGGCTTGGTGGAATCCCAAGCCTGAGAGTGATATGCCGACAGAGATGGGAAAGATGCAAGGGAAGCCTGGGAATACGGACCAAAACTATCCGCAATCCAGAAGCCGTCGTCCAAATATCCACCTTCATAAGTGGAGTAATTGCCCGACGCTGGAATATTTCCAGTACCTGCGTATCCTTTCTTGAACTCTGTACCGGGCACCTGGTATTCAATGAGCCTAAACGGTCCACCGGTTCGATAGGGCGGGCCAGGATTAACCTGGTCCCAGCATTCTCGACCGTACCTGGATAACGTCCGGGTTTCCCCGTTAGTCACAGGCAACGTCTGGAAGAGTTTGAAGTTTTGAAAATCTCTTCGAACTCCACATTTCCAGACAACTCCATTGCCAGGGTTTGGATTCCTGGATGGTAGTTCCGTTGTTCTGTGACGAGTAAATATGTTTGATGTTCGATAGTGAGATTTAGAACGTCGATGACGTCTAGCTCGCCAGCTCTCATCAGTCATATAACTCAGCTTTCGGCGGGCAGCTTTTCGCAGTGCCCGTCTATCAGCTTTGCTCATATCAGGTGTATAGGTAACGACGATCTTATGCTTTCCATCTCTACTAATAATAGTAGTGGAAGCTAGAATCGTTGCTCCAGGCATATGTGTAGAATCCTCCTTACGCGGATTAGAAGCATTGCTCGCGCAATACTCCGAAGGAGCCCTCAAGG